CACCCGTCTCTGCCGAGGAGTCATAAACTTCTCGGAAGCCGGACCAACCCAGTGGGCATAGTCCATGAAGCTATCGTCGGAAAACTTACCGACTTTTAGCTTCTTATTGCACCATTCAGTAGGAGTTATTATTTTCCCATTGAATTCCGCAATACGATTGCTCGTAAGGGTCTTCTCCAAGTTGATAACACCCCCAAACGCTTCTACCAGTTTGGTATAGGCGTCAAGTGCTCTCGAGTCGATGATTACATCGTCACCATGAACTCTAAAAGAGTCCATAGGGATGTCACTTAACTTACACGCCCAGCGCGCAAGCGCGTTGTTTGTGAGTGTTAGTAACATAAACGAGGGGATTGCACCCAAGGGTTGCCCCTGAGTCCAATGCACTTCTTCATGGAGCGCAGGATTCCACCACAACCCTCTCGAAACCTCCCTAAACAGGGCGATTTGAGCGAGATAATCTGGGCTGCACTCAAGGTCTTTGAAGTAAAAGTTATTTACTAGCCAAAGACATAAGTCCAAGTCTAGTAAATCCGAAGCAGACGACATGTCCGCCCCCGAAAGGGTGCGTCCATGTTCCAGCTGGATTTGAACCCAGCGGGTGCCTTCTTCTTCATCGAAGGTACAGTCAGTGTCGTGTACCGCAACTTCACGAGACCACAAGTCGAATAGTGGCTCCAACAAATGTTGGATTATTCGATTTGGATTCGCTACAGTACGAGCCTTGAACTCCTCTTGTTGGAGAAATCCAATAACTCCTACATAGCTAGGTCGAGGTCGATTGAGCTCTAACTGGTATGCGTTCCCAGCAACAGCTGGTGGCAACCAATCGAGCCGCTCAACGTCGTAAAGCCACTCTATCACAAATTGTGGTATACTACGCCACGATTCGATGTAGGCTCTAACGAGCTCTTCATCGTTACCAGGTGTAATTTTCATTACACTCGGCTTTTCCCTCACTTTGCAGATTGGGATTGCCGTACCGGTAATGCAATAGGGTGTGGGAATCGTCAGTTCCATTAGCTGATGCTTCCTCCCGAAGGATGGTAGCATTTCGCCATATGGATGCGCCTCAGCAAATGCATGCATTTGCTTCAACGCCTCTGCATTGGAAGAGATGCCTCCAAGGGCATTGTGGAACTTCTCCACTTGCTCTTTAGTTGGCTCCTTTGCAGGCTCTATCATCGTAGAGACTGATAAAGCGGACAACGCCCGGGTAAAAGGCAGCCTGAAAACAGGCAACCACGCGTCACCAGGCAACTTGTGTTTGGTTACCTTACACCATTCACATGGCTTGGGGTCACCAGCCAAATAGCTGATGTACCACTCACGCATTGCCTTAATCCGTTTAACCATCCATTCAGGGCCTGAACCGTTGAATTGCTTCATAAGTTGTGAAGCTAGATGGTATGCTTGCGGCTTACTTAAACCACATGCCTCGAAGTAGGACGTTAGGTTTTTGTAATTGAAGGAAATCCTTCTTTTACTCATGGGATACTCCTTTCGGATGTGTTCCACCCTATACGACATTGCTTCCGGCAATGAAGTGCAAGTAAGTAGTTACACCTAAGCTGCGCTTAAGCGTGTTGCATATCCATGCAACCGGGTTCTTAGGCAACGCTCCTCAAGCGCCCTAACATATGGATACCATCCATATGGTGGAATGTGCTCCGGACCTAATCCGGCCTGCACTACCAGCTAGGTTTCCAAGCCTAGTCTTCTGGGTTCTCCATCTTAGTCTTCAATCTTCAGAGCAAGCCACACATTGTGCAGCTTTGTATTCTGTCGATTCTCGACGTGATTCAAGGCTTTCACAGTTTGGACTCAAGCGGCTCCAGAGTAGAGAGATGGATAGACTACAGGACGGAGTCT